TTCAAACGGTATCTTACGGATATCTTTCGTCAACCACTCATTTTGAGGTGAGTGTATAAACGCCGTAACAATTTGCAATGTCGTGAGATGAGCGTAGCAGCGGTTCGGGTGGCTAACCTCTGCTGGTACAAAATTTCCAAAGTCGTCTGTGTCGCAATCGCGATCACTACACCTCTGACCCGCCGCTGCTCGAGGCAACAGACATAGGTCTAGAAGGCATCTCCGAAGCGAGGTCGCTGAAAGAGCCGAAACTTGGCACAGGCACACAAGGTCCTTGTCCGTTTTCGGTTGATGCAGAGATGCTGGTGGGTGTAGGTGTCGCGGCAGCTGATGGTCTTCCAAAGGGTTTGACGTTCCGTTGAGTGGGTGGCCCAAAATTGGGGCCCCCGTTACGGGTACCATTTCCTTGCTGCCTGCCAGACGGGGATCCATTTCCTGTTCGGGGTTGATTACTCGGAGCACCACCGACGCGAGACTGTTCTGAGCTGTCGCTGCTGGCACCGCGCTCACGCTGGTGGTTAGGGCCGGCATTAACTGCCGGGCCAGCAGCTTGAAAGGGCCGATCATTGCCGTTGCCGGTTAGTTCGACCTCTCCTGGGACGTGCTTCACAATCGCTTCGTAAGTGGTGTGATACGTGCACTCGTTGAAACGGTAGGGCGCCACTGTTCGCATGGCATTCTCCAACCGTCCCAACGTGCTCCTTACACTGCGAAGTCTCCACTGCATATGCAGGTCGATGAGCTTTCGCATGGGGTACCACATTTCCTTGTAATTTTCGGGATAAGACATTTGCACATTTGCAAAATCGCTGTACATCTCCTGGCATCTCTGGGTCACCAACTCTATGAGCGGGTCCGTGACCTGCAAGAGTGGCTCTTTTCCTTTGCTTTTCAGCAACGAAACCAACCAGTTGGAGACGGCGGCCCTGAACCCTAGGGTATCAGTGCTCGCCATCTGCTTCACGCTTTGGGAGGCGACGTGCTCGATTATCGAAGCTGGGGCCAAATGACTCACCCCATCCACTTCGACAACCCAGTCCTCGCCCCTGCGATAAGCTGTGCCGTGTGTTAGCGTATGCGCCGTTCTTATAGGCGTGATGACCAGATTGCGTCGGTCATCTGTGCTGTAGGAACCGTTAACAGGTTGCATTAGGTACACATGGCTATTAACCAATTGCCCCACATGCTCGTAGCAGATCGCGCCATCTCTGGTGACGATCGTTCCATTCTGTTCCAGTTTCAAATTCGGATGTCTGTATTCCGTTCCTCCGACAGGAACCATCACGACCTCGTTGTTCTCAATTGTCCAATCCGCCTGCAAAATCCCGGTCTCCGAGAACAGTTGCCCGTTCTGTCCGTCAAATTTATGCAAGGCCACCAAGGTGGGGCCAGTAACGGCCGCCACAATGGCTTCGTTGTTCAAATAGTACATTGAGTGTATTGCCATGGCGAAAGGCAATCTAAATCGTGATGGGCATAGTTCAGCCGTATATCCGCAAACCTCATTCTGGATTACCGATGCATCGTGCCTGACGTTGTCAAGTGCGTCTAAGCAAGGATTACATACGTGCAATTTCGTGCCCAAATTTCGAGCCCTCTTAGTGCTACCACCGATGTCGCGCACACGCGGAAACCTGCTCAACAGCATCTTCTGGAAGACTTTCTGTATGAACGAGCGTTCAGCGGCCAACGCCCAATGGGGGTTGGTTGTGCTCGCGACGGGCGCAAAGGGGGAAAATTCGAGTGCAAGCCATTCTCGAAGCTTGCTAGCGGACTCAGGGGGAATCGCCGTTTTCACGGTTACTCGCGTCTGAGCGCACGCTCTCCAGGAGAAGTAAACGAAAGCGCCTACGACAATAATCACCGTCACCAGTCCTACCGTGGCCAAAACCACAAACCAAAACGTAGTACTAAACACGAATCCAGGCAGCCAACAGGCTGTGGCATAAAGCCAGGCTATCCCGCGCCAGAAGGCTGGGGGAGAGCTCGAGAATTCCGGGTACTGTCTCAGGAGGACACAGGTCTCGTAGTCAGTGCTCAGCATGCGGACGAATCCACCGACATAGAGCCATACGAATATCGAATCGGTTCGCTTGTTGGCTTCCTCCTCTGCGCATTGGACCTGCCGCCTGACCACCATTGAGTGGTATACGGAGTCCGAG